AAAAAGATAATCTTATTAACAAAATCAACAACAAAAATATGTTGATCACATTATCTTTTGAAAAGGATGGTGTTGATTATCGCATAGAAAGAGGACGCAAACCTACAATATTAAGATTCTATGTTAATGATGTAGAACAAGACTCCGAGGAAACTGATGATAGTCAAGGAGACATGCGTGAAACACAAAAAGATCTAGACGATTTGCTAGGCATGAGCCACGATATGTTCAAGCACATAGTGGCACTAAACACATACACTGAACCTTTTCTAAGTATGCGTGCCAATGATCAACGAGAAATTATTGAACAGCTATTAGGAATCACACTATTAAGTGAAAAAGCAGAGTCTTTAAAAGAACAAATTAAAGCGACTAAAGAGCAAATACAACAAGAAACTGCTAATATCGAAGCTGCTAAAAAATCTAACGAAAAAATTGAACAAAGCATTACAGGTTTAGAAACCAGAAAGTCTGCATGGCTAACTCAACAACAATCAGACTGTTTAAAGCTAGCAGAAAAGATTTTAGAACTACAAGCAGTGGACATAACTCGCGAATTAGACCAACATACTAAGTTAAAAAACTACGATGAGTTAAGTTCTAAAATAAAAAGCTTGAATAAAGAAAAGGCTACAATAGAAACTGCAATAATTCAAGCTGATAAAACTGTTACCAAATATAAAAAAGAACTAGAAAAGTTGCAGGATGCTAAATGTCCGGCGTGTGAGCAGGACTTACAAGATCATAAACATCAAGAGATGCGGACGATTGCTGATCGAAATTTACAAGAAGCACACACATATCTAGAAACTGTTACTAACAACTACGCTTCAGTGATACAAGAACTAGAACAGATAGGTGATATTAACGGCAGACCTGTAACATTCTACGATACAGTAGAAGAGGCATTGCGTCATCAAAATAATCTTGCCAGCTACGAAGATAGTTTGAGTAAACGTCAACAAGAAATAGATCCATATACAGAACAAATTGAAGATTTAAAGAATACTGCACTTCAAGAAATTGACTGGGACATTATTAACGAGCTAACTGCTCTCAAAGATCATCAAGAATTCTTGCTCAAACTGTTAACTAACAAAGATAGTTTTATACGTAAGAAAATTATTGATCAGAATCTTGCGTATTTGAATAACAGATTAACATATTATCTTGATAAGATGGGCTTGCCTCATCAGGTAACTTTCTTAAATGACTTAAATGTAGAGATTACTCAACTAGGTCAAGATTTAGATTTTGACAATCTAAGTAGAGGGGAAAGAAATCGATTAATTCTTGGACTAAGCTGGAGTTTTAGAGACGTTTGGGAAAGTTTATATCAAAATATTAATTTGTTATTTGTCGACGAATTGATTGATAACGGGTTAGATGCTAGTGGGGTAGAAAACGCATTGAGTGTTCTAAAGAAAATGTCCAGAGAACGTAACAAAAATATATACCTGATCAGTCATAAGGACGAATTAGTAGGGCGTGTGAATAATGTTTTGAAAGTTATTAAAGAAAACGGATTCACTAGCTACAGCACAGATTTAGATATTGTAGAATGATGGATGAAGAACAAACACACGAAGCACTAATGCAACTTTTCCGCAAATATTTTGAGGAAAATCAAGACTGGATGCACAGTCGCACACATCGATCTGGCATTAGACTTCGTCATATTTTAGCAGAAATTAGAATATTGGCACGAAAACGTAGGGCAGAAGTACAGGCACATAGGGCAACTAAACCAAGCTACAGCACACCAAAATACTTTGAATCAAATCGACGCAAGGCAGAATTAAAAAAGGCTAAACAAGTTGATGTCGTGGTACCACCAGAATCAACTGATAACGGAACTTCCTGAAGATTGTATTGGATTTGTATATTGTATAACCAATACTGTTAACGGACGAATGTATATAGGCAAAAAACTGGCAAAATTTTCAAAAACAACTTATAGAATAGTAAAATTAAAGAACGGCACTAAGAAAAAGAAAAGAATTAAGTCAAAAATAGACTCAGACTGGCAAACATACTACGGCAGCAACGACGAACTTAACAAAGATGTTGCACAATTAGGCACAGACAAATTTCACAGAGACATACTGTTCTACTGCAAAAGCAAGGCAGAGTGCAGTTATATAGAGGCAAGAGAACAATTCACAAGGCGAGTATTAGAATCTGACAATTATTATAACGGTCAGATTAGCGTTCGCGTCCACGGTTCCCATATCAAAGGCAAACAATTAAACGGTTAACAGCTGGCACAGGCTAATTTCGTGTGCCCAGAAACCTGGACCTCGGGTCGCAGGGAAGGAAATCTCTCGCCGTTAAGAGTGCTCAACCACTACCCTTCTGGATGAAGATCGCTTCTAAGACCTGCGATTTGGTTGTTTGAAAAGGATAAAATAGGCGAAATGAGTAGAGAAAATCTACACGTACACAAATATGATAGCGTATATTTGTGTGCTGCCGTCGTATAAAGACGCAGCTCGAGGTACCGGACGACCGCCTCTGTAATGCTGTAACGCTGTGTGACATTGTGCAACTCAGATAATGTTATTTTTTAGCCCGGAAACGGGCTAAGTGTGACTGAACAATCTAGATAATATCTTAAGTGCTTCGCATTAAAATAAAAGAAAACAAAATGTTCGAGCGTGAGCGAAGAACAGATGAACGCAGTTCATCTTTAATAAATAGAATATCATTCTGAGTATACTATGAATATATTTGAAGTAATTGCTGAAGCTGATACTAAACCTAAAGTGGTAAAAGATCTTAGTACGGGAAAGTTCACTGTACAAATGCCTGATGGTCGTCGTGTAGGTAGTTATAGCTCGCAAAAAGCTGCTACAGATGACATGATTAAACGCCCAGCAATCTTTAATAAAGTTCCTAAAACACCTGCTCAAGCAACTGCTCAAACAGCTAGGGTTATTCGTAAAAAGAGTACTAGAAAAATTATTGATTTATTACAATCTCGTACAAACCAACCTGAGTGGCAAAAATTAGGTCGATATAATGCTGCTAAGAAAGTGGGTCGTTGGCTTAAACTGTTAGTGTTTTTTGGCTATGGAGAGATGATCTACGATTATTGGTCTCAAATGGCGCAACTTGACGATATGTACGAAAAAGAATACGGTACTAAAGATTTTCAAAAAGACGACAAATATTATTATATTCAAGGACGATTACTTAGCATTCTGTCTGTACAAATTGCTGCTAGCGGTTTAGTTACTAGGATTGTAAGATACGTTGTAGGGCTGAAATGGTTATTTCGCGCATTAGGCTTAGGCGCTACTATAGGCACAGGAGGATTCGGTGCAGGTGCTGCTGTTGCAGGAGTACTAGCTAGCGAAGCAGTTTTAATTGCTGTTCAAACTTATCTAAACAAGCCTGAAAATAGAGATGCTATCGCTAAAGTTATAGCATATGAAGTTGGAGGAGAATCGGGAATTCCTGGTACTGGATATCAGCCGTTAACTGTACCTGGGGAAGCTGCTGCAAAATATTATAACAAATTAAAAGATGGCATATCTGATGTAATCGATGATGTGTTAGGCAAAAAGAAAACTCAAAAACCAACTACTGGACAAGGACCACAACCTGAGCCTTCCCAACAAACAACTACAGGGCAAAGAACTGATAAACCTAATGCACCTCCTAGTCCTGGAGGTCAGGGTCGATACAGTCAGTATACTACAGATCCTGAATTAAAAGCAGCATTACAGGCTCAAGGACTTTAAAGCAAGGGCATCTGTGACTTCTTTGTAAGCTCGATATTTTCGTCAATTATTTTATTCATAATAGTTCTATCTTCGGAACTATAAACATGAAATAAATCGTAGCTGCTTACACCGCCTCGCATATACCAACTAATTCTAAATATATCTTCTTTAATTTGCTTGGCGTATAATTCAAGCGATTGAATTCTTGATTCAATATCAGAATTAGACAGTGTTACGAGGCTATTACGAAAAAACTTGCTTGATCCAAGTTAATTGATATTTGATCTACGTGATCGCAGCTAGTACACTTTGCTTGAAATTTTGGAATATTCCAAGTTTCTTGACTGTTATCTAAAAATTTAGTGATTGTATCAAAAACTTCTCTGTCAGAATTTTGAATCCACTCTGAAATAAAGTTAGCATCCTCAACCATATTTTCAATAGTTTGTACGCTGTCTATTCTTTTAATTACTAGATCAGCTTTCATTTCGGCTAGCTTTGCATAAGCATCCTCTAGAACTTTTTGTTGAGCTTCTTGATCATCTATTTCTGCTGATTGAAATACTTGCCTTCTAAGATAAAAGCTTTTTAAATTTTCTTCAGTAAATTCTCGATAAGTCAGCGGTCTAAAATTAATTGAAATAGGATCAATAGCCATGCTGTGATTGAATTGGCATTTACTTAAATGATCTGTGATAGTTTTTAAATCTACTTCATAGGAATTTTCTGTAGTGCATGATGGGCAAGTGTTGTCTAAAGTTAATATGTCGCCATATGTAGCAATACGAATTCCTACTAGTATAGCATCTATATCTATATTAGGAACGCTCCATGCATCCTTGATATAAGGACAGCAACTTTCAATTACTTTAACAGTGGCTTCGCCATTTAACAGCGCATCGGGAGTTTTCATTATAATTTCGTCCATGCCAGTCATGGCTAAAATTGGAAAATTATTAGGATCACCTGTTAGCGCACCTTCAGGATAATACATGCCTTTGCTGGGCAAAGTTATGAAAACTTTAGGTTGTCTAAAATATTTTTGTAGCGGATTAGTCATTTTTACCTTAGATAAATATTATACTAGTATTTATCTACGTATATTTCAGGAAAAAATAATGCCCGATGTAACTTTAACCAAACAAGATCTTAAGGAAGCATTTGTCGAAGCTCTTAAGCAACATTCTCGCGGCGGAGGCGGCGGATTTGGAGGACCTGCTCCTAGTGGAGGCGGAGGAGGTGGATCATCCTGGGATCAAGTGTTAACCGGAGTTAAAGATCAATTTGCAGGTTTAGCTAAGTTTGGTATAGGAGCCACTGCTGATACGTTTGCTCATCTAAGCAAAGGAGGTATGCGTGTCAGCGAAGCTTTTAATATTGTAGGAGATAATGCAAAGGGTGCAGGGTTTTTATTTGGCAACACTATAGGTAAATTTTCTGAACTATTAGCCAAAGGTTCACAGTTTTACGAAGAAAACTTAGATGCTTTTAGATTGTTAAGCAAAGGCGGTATGAACTTTAATAACAGTCTAGTAGATTTAGGCATGGCAGCTGCTGGCACAAGATTAGGCCTGCGTGAATTTACTGAATTAATGCAGAATAATAATAAATCATTTTTATTATTAGGCGGCACCGTGAATTCTTCGGCAAAAAAATTCACGGAGGCTAGTCAAGCAATGTTCGATGATTCAGGTCTAATTGATCGAATGACTGGTTTAGGGTTCACTACCGAAGATTTAAACAGTTTATTAGCGACTACTATTGTACAACAACGACGAAGGGTAAATGAGGAAGCTCTTTCGCAAACCCAACTTATTGAAAGAGCAGAAAAACTTGGTAAAGAAATGGATCTAATGGCTAAACTTACTGGTATTAGCCGTAAAGAGCAAGAAGATTTAATTAAGAAAAACGAAGAAAATGCTGCGGTGCAGGCAGCGATTGATGACGAACTTGCCAAAGGCGGCAAAGATGTGGCGCAAGGTTTTGCTGGTATGCAATTGATGGCTCAACAAGGCGGTGAAGATTTTAGAAAACTATCCGAACAAATTTTTGCTATGGGTAGACCATCTGAAGATATGATAATGAAATTTAATGCGTTGGGCGGCGCTGCACAACAGGCTATGTATGCATCAGCAGACGCTGCTAAACGTGGAGATAAAGCTCAAGCTGAACGATTAATGCAGGAAGCACTCATACTTGCCGCGCGACAACAAGAAAGTGCAACTAATAGACAATTGACCAGGCAGAGTGTAGAAGGGTTTGGTGATATGCGTAATGCTTTAAAAAACGTAAATGCACAAATTAACGAAAACTCAAAAGGGTTTGATCTTAATACAAAAGAAGGTCGTGAGGGATTTATCAAACGTCAACGAGCAGAAGCAGAACAAGAACAAAAACGGCAAGATGGAGCAACTAAAGCATTAAATGCAATTGAAAATGCTACCAAAGATGCTAGTGCCGGGATTAGACAAGGTATCTTGCAACAAGTAGCACCAGCTAGTCCTCTAGGAAGAGCATTAAATGAATTCTATCAAAATTTAGATGTTTCTAAAAGTAAAGAAGGAAAAGCCGACGATCAAAACAACAAACTTAGACAAGCATCTGCTAAAGCTACAGATGACGCATTTAGAAAATTAATAGGAACTGTTGTAGATGCTGAGCCTAAATTAAAAGATAAAATGAAAGCAGTTGAGGAAGGATTAAAATTAAGTAAAGAGCAGGGCACTGGATTAACAGGTAAGAGTCCTGAGCTTATAGCCTTTATTACTAGTTTAGATAAAAATACTAAACTAAACGAAACTATAATGAAGGAAGCTAAAGAAAGAGGAATTAGTCAAGAACAAGTGATTAAAGAAATGGTGGCTAAAGGTCCACAAGCATTGGATAAAATTGTTATAGACTCACTAAAAGCTAAGGAAGCAGATGTACAAAAAGAGCGCGAAAGAATGGCTAAACCTGAATGGCAGCGTAGAAGAGATGAGAAGGCCGAACAACGAAGTAAAGATGACGCAGGTGGCGAGATAATGAATACGATACAGAGCTTCACA